CAATAACTTCATTTTCTTGTAGAGTAAATGTATTATCGTTAGTAACATCTTTACCTGCGCCAATGTATGCAAAATTATAGTTAATTAGATATGCTAAACAATTTTCGCCATCGGCTTCGATACCTTTGTTTCCGTATACAGATGCACTTGAAATACTTCTAAGTTCTGCTCCATATTCAATAGTACTATCCGGTAGTAATCTTCCGGTACCTTGTGTTAGATAAAGTCCTCTATTAGCAAAATATGTAAAACTATTAAGCCATTCTATTCTTACACCGTTTGTTGCTGTTAGTGCATCAACACCTGGAGTAATAAATGTACAACTATGAAAAAGTATACTAGCAGATCTACTATTTTGTAAGACAACACTTCCGTCAACTAATGCACCTTTACCTGCATCGCCGCTTGCAAATCCTCTTGGATCGCTCGGACTTGTTGTTGTACCTTTTGTAATAACTGTTACATTTCTGATATAAGGACTTCTTCCGGGAGTTTGTTCAAATATAGTTGTTGAGAAATTATTAGCAAAACGGAAAGCATATCCAGTGTCGTTACTACTGTTATAATAAAAATCTTTAATTGTAATATTTTCAATCGTAGTATCACTATTAACTAAAAATGCATCGTTACTTTGTGTAGCCGACGTAGGTGATATTTCTACACTTCTTAAAGATGCTCCTTGGATAGTAACTCCTTTAGGAACAGTTAAGGGAAATGCTTCTTGGTATTGACCTGGATAAACATAAATTAAATCGCCTGTTGTTGCAGTACTAAGTGCCTTTGCAATTGTTGCAAACGGACCGCCCGGGTTTGTTCCTTCGTTATTATCATTACCGTTGTTGGTTGAAACAAAAATAATACCAACATTTTTTGTTAATTCAATTCCTTGATAAACAATACCGTTAGCTTGAACCCTGTCAGCAGTTAGTTCTTCAACTGCAATTTTAAATCTCTTACCTACATTACCTATAGTAAACGTATCTGTTTGATCTGGAATAATATCAGATTTAAAATCTGCAAAAAACGATGCAGTATCAGTACTATCGTCGCCTATGATTAATGAACTTTCATTACCGCTGATTGTTGCTTGGTGTATATAAACTCGACCAGCTTCAGTTGATCCGTCTACAGTTTCAAGAGGTGCTCCAATAATTGTATGAGCATCGTCATTAATTCCTACATTAAATGCAAATTTATGATCAGTTCCGGGATTAGGATTAGTAACCTTCGAAACCATTAGTCCGGTATTTGTATTAAACACATATGCAATACCACTACTGTTAAAACTAGCAGTATCTTCTCCAGGAGTTCCAACAATTGCCCATGTTCCTGAAATATCTACACTTGATCCAAACTGATCATCTTGACTGGTTCCAAAATCATTAGGGTTTGTTAATGTTAATAGCAATGCTCCCGTAGTTACGTTAAAAATATATGCCTTACCTGCATTACTATTGCTAGGCTCATCTTCACCAGGTGCACCAACAATAATTTTATTTCCACTTAAAGATATTGCTTCACCAAATCTATCATCGGTACTTGTGCTAAATGTATTTGGATTTTGTAAAGTTCTAGATAGTGCTCCTGTAGATGCATTAAAAATGTAAACAACGCCAACTTCTGTATCAGTAGCAGTATCTTCTCCTAATGCACTTGCCGCAACATTATTTCCATCAATAGATACAACAGTACCAAAATAGTCATTTGTTTTTGTTCCGTATACGTTAGGATTATTAATTGTTTCTTCTAATACACCAGTACTATTATTAAATACATAAATTATTCCCGAGTTATTACCTGTTGCTTCATCTTCAAATCTTGCACCTACAGCACAAAAAGTCCCACTAATAGATACTGATTGTCCAAAATAGTCATCTTGCGATGTTCCGTAGTTATTTGGATTTGATAACGTATGTAATAACGATCCAGTAGTTACATCAAATATGTATGCCCTACCTTCATTATTTCCGTATGTACTTGCACCAACGATTGCATAGTTGCCGCTAATATGCACGGAATCACCAAATTGTGTATTTGATGCTCCTGCATCAGGATTTGATAAAGTATGTAATAATTGTCCAGTAGTGATATTATAGATATACGCTTTACCTTCACTACTAAACGATGCTGAATCTTCATCTGGTGCACCGATAATACCAAAGTTACCGGCAACTGCTACTGTTTGACCAAAATGATCATTAGCATCAGTTCCGTAGGCATTTGGATTATTTACAGTATACCATAAAGAATATCCTTCGAATATTTGTTCTGCACCGTATGTAATATCACCAGTAGCGTGTAAATTACCTGTTACTGTAACAGTTCCGCCTGATTGGATTTGTAATTCTCTTGGAGCACTTCGCGGATAATATTTTTTTACATATGCTTTAAATGCTTCAGGATTTGGGTGATCTGCTAGTGTTCTTGATGCTGGAAATGCAGTTCCGTTAATGAACTGTGTATTCATTGTAAGAATTTTTAAAGCATCATCTACTTGAATATCTCCATCACCATCAAAGTCAAATGCAACTAATTCTTCAGCAGTCCAGGTACCTGCCTGTGCTCTTGCTAGTGCGTCGTCATAAAGTCTATCGCCATCGTTAGGAGGAGAATCTGCACTAATCTTTGGTCCAGGGTACCAATAATTACCATAATTACCGTTATAATTCCAGGCAACTGTTTGGCCATCATAGACTTCTGATCTTAAACCAACACTATCATTAGTTCCTAATGCTATAAGACCGTCGCCCTTAACAGCAAAATTATAACTACCAATACCGTTAGTAACAATATAACCTTCGGGATGTGTTGATTTAATATTAATGTTTCCGCTTGATGTACTAATACCGGTAGTAGCAAGAGTAAGGTCGCCAATTTTTAAACTATTATCAAAAATAATATCAGGCTCACTAGTACCTGATGATGTACGTAATGTACCGTTAATAGTTAAGTTTCTAGGAGTTGTAGTTGTATTAATACCAAGAGTATTATCTCTTTTTACAACTAAAAGGTCATTGTCAAACTTAAGATCCGAAAGTTCTCGTAATAAGTTATCTTGTAGTAATTGACCGCCTATGCGAGCGACTTGTGCCATTAGGTTCCCTCTCTAACTTCTTACTTGTATTTATTTTACTTGTCGAAGTTATGTAGTACTTGGACAACCTTACCAGTAGGGACAGCTGAACCAAATGATAGATATGTTCCTGGAGTTTTTCCTGCTGGATTTTGCACAAGAGAATAGTTAGTGTTTGCTAACTGAAAAACGTTTTCAATAGTTACTAAAATGTTATTTTCAGATACCGGTATAGGATAGTAACTATCGTTTGAATCTAGTGGTCCAAATAATGTTTCAACTCCGTCACCGTTTCCTAAATTTTGTTGATGAATAACAGTAGGTTCTCTAAATCTAATAGGTTTCCATGCCGCATTTTGTCTTACTTCAAAGTCTCCGGTATCAGTATTATATCTAACCATACCTTCTGTTGGAATAAACGGTCTGTCGTTTTGCGTTCCTTTAGGAACAATCACAGCTGAATTAGTATTCATTGTGATTAAACCAAGAGAGTCTACGTTTACTCCTTTTGTGTCGGCATTAATTCCTCTAGATGTTGTTTGTGCTTTAATAAATCGCATTATACTTCCAAATAACTAACTGTAGCAAGTAAATATTCTTTACCTGCTTGTCCCATAGCTACAATACTGTCTCCTTCTTCCAATACAATCTTTTCTGTATCAAAAGAAAATGTATCAGCACCTGCTACTTTTAAATCATTTAATATTTGATTAGAGTTTGGATCTGCATATCCTTTTGTTTGGCCGCTTGGAATAAAATGTAGATCAAAAGTTGCATCATTGCCGCCGCCTGTATCTGCAGGTTGTGAATTGCAAACCATAATAGTAGTAATAGCATATCTTTTACCTGCTGGAACTGTTAACAACGTTGTATCTGAAGAAGTAATTTTTTTATTTGTAATTGCCATTTGTTTTTCCTTTAAAATAACATACTATATAACAATGATTTATTAGTACTTATCAATTCATCTTCATAGTTGTTTTTGTTTTTATACCATACTCCTGAATTACCAAAGCCGGGATTCTTTGCATAAATTCCAATGTCATTAGCACTACTAGCAATTACAGTTGCATCGCTCTGTATAGGCATTCTTAAAACACTGTCAATTTTTACAAAAGGTGATCCGTTACTACTAAGTGTCAAATCGTCGCCGCTTGCTGTAGTAGAAATTGTTGCATCATTAAAAATAAGTTGTTCAATCTCTGTGCTGTCTTGTCTAAATAATGCTACTTCGTATCCGTCAATTGTAACTTTAAATCCGCTAACACCTGGATCTAAACTTTGATCAAAAAGATTAAGCGCAGAGTCACCTCTTTGAATACTCTGAATTGTAATTGTTTGAATACCTGTTGTAATAGCATCGTCTACATATTTTTTATTAGGTACATCGTCATCATCGGTAACTTGTGCTTCATAATTGTTTGTTCCGCTAACACTAAGAACTCCTGTACCTGAATTAATTAAGTATAAATCGCCGCCACCGGTTGAAATGCTATTAGTTCTAATACCAATCAGTGCGTTGTTTTCGTCTTTAAAAGTAAAAGTTCCGCCTTTAACAGTTTGTGAAATTGGATCATTATGTGTTGTATTTTCATCAAATACAAAAAATACATCTGGATAACTTGAACTAGTACCTCTTTCAATTCGTATACCAGACTGATCAAGTGTAATACCTGTAGAACCTTCTTCTCCAGCATTAAGTATAATAATATTATCTTTAAGACTTAAATCTTCAGAATTAACAGTTACAGTATTACCGTCAACAACTAGGTCTCCTGTTATTCTAACTTCTCCTAATTCTGCGCCAGTATCAAGAGTAATTCGATTACCCTGTGGTACTCGTACTGTGTAATTTCCGCTGTTTACATTTAAAGTCTTTGACATCTAAAATTCCTTGTATGTGTGTGGGGAATTTCTCCCCCACACTAATCCTTAGATGGCAACTAGTGCCATGTATGACACTGTTGAATCATCTTCAACAGTCCACTTGTAACGATTATTGTTTTCATCTCTACAAGTTCTGTTGTAAATTTTAGTAACCCATACACTTGAACCATCTGCTGTAATGATGCCGTTAATTGACATTTCATTGTCGGCTAATGAACCGCTTGCTTTAGCAACTAGTGTACATACACCTTCGTTACCTGATCCAAGTTTTGAATCATCAACTTTAAATTTATTTTGTGATCTTTGTGAAATGATCATACCTTGTACTGTAGCTGAGTTTGCTCCAACTTTACAGTTAATTGTTAAGTTAGTACCGTCTGCTAATACACCAAAGTTTCTTTTATTTAATGGACGTCCCATTTGTTTCTCCTTATAAAACGTTCTAGGTCTACGCAGTGGGTCAATTCTGCATAAGTCTATCTATTTGATAGCACGATTTACGACACAAGTATTTATCAAAGTTTACTCAAGTCATAAAAAAAGGCCCCGAAGGGCCTTTTTTCGTTTTAGTAAGTTTTAAACTTAGCTGAAGCTTACATTGGCAATACTGATTCTACCTAAGTAGTCAGCGGCATTACCAAGTGAAGAAGCAACGTTTGATAGCTCAACATATCCGTAACGTGTCATAAATGATACGACAGGCTCGAATGATGCTGGGTCTAACACAACACCACTTGACATTAGAGGAATGTAAGGAGCGTAGAACGCTGGTGCGTCTGATTCGCTTGATCCTTTGTATCCAACTAGTACGTCAGTTGCGTCTGATGCGTATGCATCAACGTAGACTTTCATCGCGCCGTTCAATGTACCAACCATCTTAGTGTTAGTTGGTGCTTCGAATGTACCTTCAGTTGTTCTTGCGAACGCAGAAGATGTTGCGGACTGTAGGATAGTCAATGCATATGGTGAAACCACTGCATAGTTACCTGCGCCACGACGTGTACGAGCGGCAATCTTGTTTGCAACACGGTTGATCATAACAGCTAGTGCCGCATGCTCATCGCCAACGAAAGTGGCAGTACCACTTACAGATGACTGATCGTATTGTACGTCTGATTCAGCAGTTCCAGCTAGTGAACGTAAAGAAGCAAGTACTTCTTGATCGATTTCAGCTGTAATCTCCTGTGCAAGAGCTGCCATGATCTCAGCTTCGATGTCAATGCCTTGTTGGGCTTGTGCATCTTGAGCAGATTCAAAAGTCCAGCGAGCTGATAGCTTTCTGGTTTTTGCTTCTACTGTTTGCTTTAAGATCTGGATAGACATTCTCTTACCAGCGGCACCTTCAAGTGTTGCTGTTGCATCAGCTTTGTCGGTAGAACCGCCGCCACTGTAGCCAACACCAATTTTGAATGGTGATAGAGCTTCTTCACCAGCAGTTACATCATCAAATGAATCTGCGTAGCGTACTCTTAGTGTGTGGATTTGACCCACTGGACCTGTCATGGGCTGTACACCAACTAATTCGTTGGCGATAACAGTTGGCATAACTCGTCTAATTACCGGAAGGATAACTCTGTTTAGTGTAGCAACATTACCTGCAGAAGTTGCACCTGCTGTCGCATTCTCTGCCAAATACCTTTTAGTATTTTCTAGAGTAACACCCATTACAGCTTTCTTGTTGCCTTCAAGGCCTTCAAGAAGTGCATTTTTGGTATCCTGCCAGCGACTCTCAAATAGTTCTGACATTATTTTCTCCTTATTTCAATCCTGCAAGTCTTTTGAGTTCAACAACGTTATTTGCTGAATCTACGCTTGCATTAGTGTCATTATTTGTCTTATTGCCTGTAATATGTGTGCCTTCTGTAAGTGTTGCCTTGGTTTCCTTCACTGGTGTGTTCCCTGCGATAACGCTTGGCATGTACTTATCGAAAGACTTGTGCAGTTTTTCGGTTTGTACAGATTCCAGTAAGTCTGACATGATTTCTCTTTGACCTTTGTTTAAAGGACCGAGTAATTCATTCATAATTTCTTTACGCTGTGCAGTATTTTTAGCAACTTTAATTTCAGCGTCTTTGCTTTCTACTAGTTTTGCTTTTTCTGCTGCCTGCGCTTTAGCTTCGGCTAATTGCTTATCTTTTAACTCAACTACTTTTAATAGTTTTGCAGTCTCAGACTTTTCATTTAAGTAACTTGATTGATATTCGCTAGCGAATGATTCAAACAACTTACGACCAAAGTCATTTCTGCGAGCCGCATCAATGTCTTCTTTTAATTGACTAATTTCTGACTTTAGACCTTTGTCAACGGTTTCTGCGACAACATGTGTTGCGTCTTGGATAAACTTGGATTTAACCTTGGCTAGATGATCTTTAGCTTCACGTACTAAACGTACCTTTGTTTCAGCTAAATCTTTTTTATCTTCATAAAATTCTGCAATTTCTTTAGAAAGTGCATCAACAATAAAGTTCTCCAATGTATGGAACTTGTCAGCCATTAATTTCTGATCTTCGTGTAATTCGCCAATTTCTTTACCTAACTGCTGTACAACAAATTTTTGCATTAGGTTTGCGTTTTCACGCATTGCTACGGCATATTTTGCTCTTGCTTCAGCTAATTTTTGGCGATCATCTTGGAACTCAGTAATTTCTTCGCTTAGTTTATCGGCAAGCATTGCGTCAATAGCTTCTACCATTGTTTGCTTGTCGTGCTCATACTTTTGAGCAAACTCTTCGCGAAGTTCAGCTGTAGCTTGCATCTTATTCTCGCGAATTTTTGCATTCCATGCTTCTTCGATCTCTAGTTTGATGTCTTCTGAAACTACATTGTTTTCAAAGAGTGCTTTCAGTGCATCTAACATTTGTTTCTCCTAGTCTATTTGAGTCCGCTGATAATGTTTATCAACGACTCCTTTAAATACTTCTGTGCCTTTTCATCGCCATTAAGTTCGCGAGCCAAATTGTATGCCTTATACCCACCACGAGTATTCATTAGGTGCTCGTAAATAGGCGTTGGATAAGCCCCAGGAGCACTTGGTTGGGCAACGGCATCGACAGTGATTATTTCAAATTCGCTGACTTCCCCGCTACCATCATCTTTTACATTACCCGATCCCCTTGATGAAACACCTAGTTTTACACCATTTTGAATCATGGTTTGAACTAGTTGTCCCATCGGGGTTGGAATAATTTTTAGTTTTCCATAACCGTTTGGACCATCCATCCACATTTCTGTGATCATATGGCTTACACGATCTAAGTTAATATTGAGTCCTTCAGGATGATCAACTTCGCCTAATACACTATACCCGCCTTGAATTTGATCGTTGAGCGTGTTGACAGCCCTACTGATCTCACTTACAGGATATACACGCTGGTTTGCGTTACGAACACCACCTTGAATGCAGATACCTTTTAAGTACAAGTCCTTACCACCTGCACTATTTTCAGTAGTCTCAACGACCATTTTAGCTTGGTCGAATGATAGTGTTTCGGTTAAGTTATGCATCCCCATAATCCTCAATTAAGAACCAATAGTACTTTTACTATTTGTTCCAGTTTCGCCTGCGCCTTTTTTCTCTGCGCCGTGGCCTTTGGCATTTGACATTGCAGGTGCTTTTTTGTTACCAGATACATTAACTTGATTAAAGTCTTCTACATTTGGAGTACTTACGCTTCCACCTTTTTCTTCAGCTGAACCTTTAGCAATATTTGCAGTAGTTCCGCCCATGTCGTTTTTGCCAGCAACTGGAGATTTTGCTTTGTTGTCTTCACCTTTTGGTGCGGCAACTTTTTCAACATACTCTCTCATTTGCTCTGCTTGTGATTTTTTACCTTCATAAGCTGGCATGCCAAGTGTTGAAGGGTCATATGACTCTTCTTCTGCTTCTTCATCACCTTCGTCGTCCATGTCCATTTCGTCGCCATCTTCGTCGCCTTCATCGTCCATGTCGCCTTCTTCTCCAGACATCATTTTTTCAAATTCTGCCTTTAGGTCATCAAGTGCATCTTCTAGGTCAACTACACGGTCTTCTAGCTCTTCTTCGCCTTCTTCACCTTCGTCGCCCATATCCATTACACCGTCTTCGTCGTCGCCATCGGCTTCAATGTCTTTTAACATGTCTGGGCCTGGCTCGCCGCCCATTGGGTCAGCTTCTGGTGTAAATTCGTCAAAGTTTTCATCGACTTCTTCGTCGTCTGATTCTTCTAAATCTTCGTCGTCTGTAGCTTCATCTACTTCTTCATCTGTAGCTTCATCTACTTCTTCATCTGTAGCTTCATCTACTTCTAGATCTTCTAGATCAGATTCGATCATTTTTTCGTAGATGCTACGTGATTTTTCAATCACAAATTCATGAAACAACTGATCAGCTCCATCGCGATCGTTGTTAACTAATTTTTCGAGCATTTGCTCTAGCTTTGTTGTGTCTGCCATTGTTTTCTCCTATAATAAGTTTATTGGTAAGGCTGTCTACTATTATTTACACATACCTTAAAAAAGCGGTGGTAAATGGTGTCAAAACGACTCGTTTTGAAAAAAAGTGTTTAAAAATCGTAATATCTTTTAAATTCGCTTAAATTTATGTGTGACAAATTCTTACATTTTTTTAATTGTTTAGGTACAAAGTCGTCATTGTCTTCTCTAACTCTAATATATTGTGTACCTTGATGTGCGTCACATGTCGATGATGTTTGTCTCTCCCAATTGCCAAAATACGTAGCAGGATCACCTTCACGTTTATAATTCTGTGTTCCTGCGTATAAATTATTTACCTTTGTACGCTGTCCATACTTATCAGGTGCTCCGTGAAAATCAAACCCTAATATGTATATTGTATCATGTCCGTGTGTACTTGCAAGCCATAATGCTGTTGGACCACTACTCCATCCTTTACTAGGTTGAAAGAAATTAAATCCTTGCATTCCGTGAAATTGTTTATTAGGATTGGTCCAAACTTCGTGACTCATTTGCCATTTTTGTTGATTAATCTCTAAGATCATTTTAACATCAACTGCAACTAGATAGTCAGGTTCGTGCTTTCTAAAGACTGCATTACATGCGTACACTTTACCGTATTGTTTTAATGAATTTATATCAATGTCTCTACGACTTTCGCCGTTGCCAAGTACGAATGCTACCGTCATTAACAAAAAGTCCTATATTTCAGGTTGTGCTTGTATTCCGTACATTTGACGTACGAAACCTAATTCTTTTTCTGTTTCTTCTACATGAAGTTCGGATGCTTTACGGGCTTTGTTAATTTGTCTTAGCGTAAGTCGAGTTTTACGTGTGTCGTCGCGCTTTACAATGCTATCGTCATCCGTAGCATCATAACCTTTATCTTCAACAGGTTCAATAGTTTCTTTGTCAAAATAAAATAATTCACGTAATATCATAATAGTATTTATGCCTCTGGCGTAGGTTCTGGTGCTGGTGTAGTAGCACTTTCAGGACCTTCGTCGGTACCTGTTACTGTAGGTTCTTCTGCATCGTCTGCTGTATCAACTGCGCTTCCTAAATCACCTTCAATACCTGCTCCACTAATTCCTGCTCCTCGCATTTCTGCACTTGCATCTGTTGGACTAACTACTAATTCGTCGTTTTCTTCTTTCCATAAACGTTCGTTTTCTGCAACTTCTGCATCGCTCATTCCTAAGAAACGCTTTAATGCATATCTATTACTAATAAACGGAATAGCTTGTATTTGTGCAAACGTACCAATCCTTTGATTATCAAGTTCTGATTGTCTATAACTTGCAAAGTTTTGTGGTGGTTGAAACACAAGGTCAAACATCGCAACATCAATGTTAATTCCTTTTTCTACTAGATAACGTTTAAATTCTAAATTAAAAACTTCTGTAACTAAATTTTGTAAACGCTCGCAATATTTGTTAAAACGCAATTCTTGAATATATGCTGTTCCAACTCTACCATCGTTAAATTGGCCTTGTCCTTCATCTTGTGCCGCACTTGGCAAATATGAACTTGGAATACGTAAACCTCTAATAAGTTTATTAGTAAAGTATTTTAAGTCGTCAATCTCACCAAGGTTTGTACCGCCTGGTAGTGTATCAACTTTAGATCCTCTACCTTCAGCAGTTTGTGGGAAGAAGTAATCTTCGTTGGTTGACAGAGGATTATAAGCTGAGTCTATGACATTAGTTCCGCCTCCTGTCTTCGATGGGATCCTTCTTTGATGGATTTCCGTTTTTACACGCTCCACAAATTGCATAGCAAGGTGTGAAGGCATGTTACCCACATCAACATAAAATACTCTTCTTTCTGGAGCTCTTTGTACGCGATAGATAATAATCGCATCTTCAAGCAATTCTTTTTGTTTATAAACTTTAAAAATAGTTTCTAATAGACTGTTACCAAATGGAGCGTTATTATCTAAGCCTTCACTTAGACTTAAATGTACCATATGTTCAGCATCAACAGCAAATTCTTTTTGTTTATCGTGACCAAATCTTGAACTTGAACTCTGTGTTGATGTGTTACCAACCATTCCTCTAACACCGCCAGTTAAATAGCCGTCACCGCCTCCAGTTACGTTGCCGTTAGTTGTATAAGGTGTAGTTGCTACTTTATCAACAAAATTTAAGTTAATGTCTTTTACAATATATTGCTCAGGAGTTTTTCCTGTGCTTTCGTTAACAATGATACTTGAAACTTTTGCAGGATCAACGTGATGCCATTTTTTAGTTTCTGGATCTCTAATAAAAAATGCATCACCAAATTTAAACACATTTCTAATAATACGAAACATTCTCGTATTAAAACTATTAAGTCTAGTCCATTGTTGCAAGTAGTTTTCGAGTACTTTAATTTCGCTATTAGTAGCTTTTTGTTTAAAGTCTAAACTAAAACTGGTTTTATTTTGTGGATTTTGCTGTGTACAAAATTCAGCAAGAATATCTAGTGCCGCATTAACTTCACTATCCATATCCATAACATTATATTGTCCATAACGTTCTGCTCTATTTGGAGCTCCGCTATAGACATCAGGAAGGAAACTACTATAATTTGATTTTGCCGGTCCAGGCTGTCCACTACTTGCTGACGAAAATGGGCTTACATTACCAGTTTCTACCGGTGTAAAATATCTTTTCCAACTCATTTATTTGTTTCCTTAACCATACAAGTTACCGTCCATTCTCTGCAATAGTCTATTTTGCTGTTCTAATAATGCTACCATCCTTGCAGTATTAGTATTTAAGTCACTTACAGGATTATTAGATGGAGATGTGGCATTGGTAGCAGTTCGCATTGCTGGATCATTAGTTGGTGAAGGAGCAGAACTTGACGATGTGTCAGCTTCTGGTATTGCACTACTAGGACTAGGTGAGGGTGATCCACTAGGATTAGAAGAAGGCCCACCAAACCAGCTGTCTGGTAACCAACGTTTTGCCCAGTCTGGTATTACAGAACTTATCATTCCACCAAAATCAAAATCAAACAACCCTGTAATCCAGTTATAAACACCTCTAACAGCATTTCCTAATGCTGTACCAATGTTTTCAATAGTAAATGTACTTCGTATATTTTCCCAAGTAAACATTTCTACAAACTTGTTTTTCCAATCAACTAAAGTATCAATAACTGATTGTTTTAAATCTTCATAAGTAGGTCCAATTTGATCCCATCCTAACATAGATACAACGCCTGTAAATATTGCCGAAAGGGCACTTTTTGCACCATCAACAATACTTTGCCATATTTCTGCTCTACCTTCAGCACTTGTTAAGTTTTCAAAGAATCCCATAATCGATGGCTTCCACGAATCCCATAGCTCTGTTAATCCAGTTATGGCATTTTGCATCATAGTATAACCTTCGCCTGAACTTAACCAATTCCATGCTTCTGTCATTTTAGTAAATGCACTGTCCATTAGTTCAACGCCGTCAGTCTTTAACCAGTTCCATGCTGATTCCATACTCTCTTGTAACATATTTAGGCCGTCAGTTTTAAGCCAAGTCCACATATCGTCTAGTGCAGGAAAAATATTAGACATAAAAAAGCCCTTCATATCATCATACATACTGTTAGCTTCGCCGATAGAAGGAATTATACTTGCTAGGCCGTTTTTAAGATCTTGGAAGATATTACTGTCTAATAGATCAACTTGAAGTCTTCCTCTTACATCGTTAATAGTTTCAGCAAAAGTTGCAACAGCCGCAGTAGCATCGTCTCGTGCTTGCTGTTCAGCTGATACTCCTCCTTCAACTGTTCCAGTTGCTCTACCAAGTGCACCTGTTAACTGAAATAGTTCTCCAACCGCAGTTCCGTTTGCAATAGAAGCTTGGACTGCGTTCTCGCCCATACTATTGGCATAGTCCATACCTGATTGTCTAACACTAGCGGCAAAGTTAGTAAACTCTTCAGCAGTCATATTCTGAACGTCATTAATGCCATTTCGAAATGCTTCGTTGTTTGCCATCAACTGTCGTGTCAAAGGATCGTTTTCAACACCGTCAGCCATATCAAGAATGGCTGCTTCAAACGCTGGGCCGCCTACTTCAGCCGCTTGTTGTAATCTAAGAGCATATTCTTCTCCATATTTTGCAATTGCCATTTGGCGTCTAATGTCCATATTCTTTTGACGCATTTCTTCTTGAAGTTGCTCTCTAGATTTACCAGTAAGTTTGGATATTTTATCTAGTTCTAATGAATAGTTCTGTGATCCTTCAATAAGCTGGGCATTAGTCATAAACTGGCGACGCCCAGAAACTGTCATCATTTCATTGTATGCAATAAAGTTTTCATTTAATTCTTGCGAGGTAAATCCCATTGCCATTAAGCGAGGACCAATTCCGCCTTGACGCATTTCTTTTGACATAGAAGCAAAATTTCGAGCACCATCATTAACACTATTTCCAAAAAGTCTTAAACTTGATGATTGTGTTCGCAATAATTCAGCAAATTCTTCTTGTGGTATTGCCGCATTACCTGCGATGCGTGTAATTTCAAACATATTGTTGCCAAAACTTGCACCTGACTGAGATAACTCTCTAAATAAATTTATTTGTCCGTCGATTAATCCAGAAAATGCTGTTAATCCTGGAATAGGTAAATGTTGAGCAAAATCACTAAGTTGATTTCCGCCTTTTAATAATTCAAAGCCTAATCCTACAGTAGAACCAACAACGGCGCCAATTGCGGCTGTAAAAGTATTCCATATACCTCCTACAAATCCGTCTAATTTTGCTCCAAAGCCTTCTACTTGAACACCAGCTTCTTCACTAGCGTCACCGTGTTTTTTAACTTGTTTGGCAGCTTCTTCTGCATTAGTGCCAGTACCAGACATGCCGCCACCACCGTCCATGCCGTAAGATTTCCCACCTAATGTTTTAAGTATTTCACGTAAAGTAGCTTCTGAAGCCGCATTTTCTGCTGTAACTTCGCCTACTCCGGGGATATCAATTTTTACTGCCATATATTAAGTACTCACATAATAAGAAGCCATAAATAGTTTAACATGGCTATAACATTATTTAGCAGGAGTAATAAACATGGTAGATAATAATATCCCTAAACCGGGGATCGTTGGTGGAAATCCACTAGCAAAACACTTAAGACAACCAAAAATTTACATCAGACTTCCAAGTAAAGGAAAATATTGGCCAGTTGGCTCTATTGAAATTCCTGAATCAGGAGAGTTTGCTGTATACGCAATGACCGCAAGAGATGAAATTGCATTTAAAACGCCTGATGCGTTGTTAAACGGTCAAGCAACTGTTGATGTTATTCAGAGTTGTGTTCCTGCTATTAAAGATGCATGGCAAACACCGTCAATTGATTTAGATACAATATTAATTGCAATCAGAATGGCTAGCTTTGGCGAAACTATTGATATGACTACGCAGATTCCTAATACTGAAATTACTAAAGATTTTCAATTTAATCTGCAAAATCTTTATGACAAATATACAAATACTACTTTTGAAGATACATTTCAAATTGAAGGGTTTGCTGTAGAAATTAAACCAGTATCATATAAAACATCTACTGAACAAAGTATTAAAGCATTTGAACAACAAAGAATTTTTAATATTGTTAATGATAATTCACTTGATGACGGGCAAAAACTTAAACAATTTCAAGATAGTTTTAGAAAACTAACAGATATTAATCTTAATGTTATGATTGAAAGTGTTACAGCAATACAGCCCGACGGGGATGACGTTGCAGTAACTAACAGAATACATTTAACTGAATTCTTATCAAACTGTGAAGCAAAAACTTTTAATCAAATTCAAGAACATATTAAAGATCAAAGAGCAAAGTTTACACAAGCACCTGTTGATGTTGAAGCGACCGAAGAAGAAATTGCTGCCGGTGCACCTAAAGTATATTCAATTCCGGTTACGTTTGACCAAAGCAATTTTTTCGGCTAAGGATTTTAACGTGGGACCTCGATAAAATCCAAACCGAGGTTAAAATCCTAGAAAAACAGGTAACGGAAATTAAAACTGAGCTAGTAAAAACTTGCTGGTGGATGCGAGGAGCAGTTTCTCTTATCGAAGCATACGAATTAACTGTTGAAGATCGTCAGATTATTAACAACGTTATCAAAGACAACTTAGAACAATCTAAAAAAACTGGAAAAGATTTTTGGTAAAAGCGTTTATCTGTTTACTTTTTCTTTTGGTGCAATAACTTCATATCCTGCTTTACGTAAAACATCAACAGCTTGTTGAATTTCTACGGTAACACCCATATCTGCTAGTTTATTACCGCCTGAAGATTTAGTTTTAGTTTTTTTATCTTTTGGATCAGGAGAAGTTGTAGGTGCATCACCAAATCTACTCTTTTGAGTTGGTGTTCTGCCAGACTTAACACCAGCGGCCATACCTTGTTGCACGAATTTTTTGATAGCTTTCATTGCAGTTGCTTTATTAATTTGTGCATCAACTTCCATTAGTTGAGATTCGGTCATTTCATTGTACATACTTTGTAGATCTAATTCAGCCTGACGAGGATCTGGAGTAAGTTTTGTTGGTTCAGGAGAAAGTTTTTTCTTAATGCTTCTAGCCGCTTGTCCTACTTTGTCTGCTCCGGTTTTAACTGCTTTATTAACTGCTTTAGCACCTTTAGCAACTTTGCGACCCATACTAGGATCAGCATTAATATAAGACATTACTGCACTAGGCTTGCTTACAAATCCTTTAGCAACTAGATAATCAGCTAAACCTTTAGCTGTCATTGTACCATTAGGAGAATTTTTAGCAACAGCGTAAAAATCTTTAAAGATATTTTTAGCTTCTTGTTCAATTTCTACATCAAGCTGAGCCGCTTTGCCCATAGCTGTGTTTTTTCCTAATGTTCTCTTTAAAAATCTAATAGGACCTTCATCAACTTGCTTAGATTCTGTTAAAATGTCAAATACTTTCATATTGTATACTCCTGTCAGTAATATTTATACTCTTAAAACAATTTTACTTATTTACCTCTTAATAAATACCTATATAATGATGATTGGAGAGAAGATGTTCACTGATAGAAGAGAACTAACATCTAACGTAGAAAAATACGCATATACTATTACAGATATCGAATATCCTTTACAAGAATTACAACAACTCTATAGCGAAATTAAGGATCAAGAAGTTGATTATAGTACAATACGTGATCGTGCCACGCACGGACTGTTTAGTTCAATTAAGTCAGATAACTATCTAACCTATCCTGTTATTAAAAAATTAGTAAAAATGTTTAACCCAATTACTAAAAAAATTGGAAGCGGAAATATTGCAATAGTTGTATACAAACCAGGATTTGTTTTTAGGCCGCATATCGACTTTTCTCGTAAGGCTTGTATTATGTTTCCTATTCACCCAGCAGGTAAAGATGCTCCTATTGATTTTTACGAAAATAAAATTTTAGAAGGTCTAGATATCCACGGCAATGATGCTGATCATAATGAAAATCTTTATTTAGGATCACATTTTTATTCTTTAAAGCATCCTACAATTACAAACACAGAAGTTCCCCATGGTGTTAGAAATGACACAGATGATATAAGAGTACAATTACAGTTTAGTATCTATGACGATTATGATCAATGTGTACAAAGAATAAAAACTGGAGATTTCATTAATCATTAAGTTTGTATTTTTTCAAACTTTATATGATATTAAATAATCAACTATGATTACAAGATATAATATTGTTGATCAAAATGATCACATATACGAAACTGTCAACTCATTAGATGAAGCAAATGAATATATTTGTCATATGCTATCTGTAATACCCGAAGTAGTTTTGTCATATCAGGAAGTCAAGATTAGTTTAGTAAAGCCAGGTTTTGGAAGAGATCCTGATTTACATTAATCTATATGATTGAAATGAGCTAACGCTCATTTTGTTTTCGCTAACGCTCAAACTATAACACTTCGTTTGTTGATAGAAGTAATAGATATGAATTAAAGCATTATTGCGATAGCAATAATGTAATTGCTTCATGTAGATTGTTTCAGTCAGACGGAACCTGTTACGGTTCCATCTAATCTCAAAACTTCATGTGAGTTCGTCACAGCCGAGACTTGGAAGTAGGTAATTGTTTATACACAAAGTACAATGGGCTCTGACCTTTCCCAACCTACGTCGACATCGTTGTTTCCAACTACCTCTCGCTTCGTTCCTATTGCTAAAGAGTTTTTATGTACTGTGTTTGTGTTTTTTGACAGCCAACAATCTATCTACGTCAACCAGTGAGCCCAATTCTTTTGATGGCTTCCTCACAGTGGTGGTCGATCAACGTGTACGAGTGTCCTTCTCAGGGGACCTTTTTCTCAGCGGTATTTTCAAACTGGCCCGCCAACCTTAAGTGTTGGATTGTTTTGCCTGGATGTGATGTTCTAGCAATGCCTGTTTGAGTTTGTCTGATCCGCCGACTCTAACATTAATAATACCATTATAGTATTCATCTGTTTCGAGTACTCTACGATCAAACTGTTCTCTTGCCTCTATGTAGGACATTTCGCCCCTACCTTTACATAGGTATAATATTTCTCTTGTGAAGTTTTCTGGGCCTAGTGCCTGTACGTCTGCATTTAATCTGTCTGATGATCCCCAATAGTCTCGCCAGTCTGATTCTTTACTGCCTCTGCGTTTATTTTTCTTGCCTTTTAAGGGTGGCTTAGTAGTTTTAAATCTTGCTAGTTTTTTGCCTATGTATTTCTGGCCTGTAGTGGTATTTGTGATAAGATAAACAAAGCCTTCATACTCGTCTGGTATCGTGTCAATTGTTTGTCCTTTGTAAGTCCACTGCATGAGTATACTTACATTGTGTGCCTATTCGTCTGCCTCTTTTTTGGAATTATGCTTATTGTGTATTTCGTCCATACGAGTTTTAGCTAAAAGACGTATCTCTCTTAACCATCTTCTTGCTTCTCTATGTGTTCGCACAGAATTTCTAGCCTCAAATTTTTCGTTAGCCTTAAAGTAAGCCATATATGCTTTAGTTAATAAATCGTGTGTGTCGTCATTCATTCTACAACTTCAACATCATTCTCGTAACTTGTAAAGCCATTTTCTTTTACAACTTTAAGAATAGTGTTTACTCTTCCTACTAATTCGTCTTTGTGTGAAATTAAGAAAATATTTTTTTCTCTTTCACGTGCAATTTTCTTAAGAACTGCTAGTGATCCTTCTACGCCAGCGGTATCCATACCGCTATCAATTAACTCGTCAATAAACAACAAGTTAATATTTTGATACAGACTTTCCCAAACATCACGGAATGCAAAACTCATACCTAAGATAAGTCTATTGCGCTCGCCTCGTGACAAGTTATCAAAGTCTAAGTCCTGTCCTAGTTGTGTAATCTCAACATTCAAATCGTTTTGGAATACAACTTGATGCGGCAACCCTAAACGGTCAAGATAATATGTTAGTCTGTTGTTTAGATATGCTAAGTTTTGTTCAATAATTTTCTTACGAATAAAACTGTCTTTGTTAGTAAGCAATTTTAACAAGAATTCTTGGTGTTCCTTATAACCAGTAAGCTCATTAATAGGAGTCCAGTCAATTTGTTGAATAGCACTATTGTTCAATTCATCGATTTGTGTTTGATACGGATCAACTTCTTGTCTCTTATTATCAAGTGTTTGTTTTAAACTATCAACGTTTTGTCTATGCTCGTATGCTTCTTTGACTGTTTCGTAAAATGTAGTAGGTTTACCGTTAATGTTACCTATTTCTTTAAGTGCAAGCATTACGTCTTTAACCTTAACATTAATCTCTGATTGATAAGCAATTGCATCCGCAAGTTCTTTGTTCTTGCGCTGTGCAATTTCTTCTTTTTTATCTTCGTGTAATGCTTGTCCACAAGTATAACAAGTTGCATCTTCAAGATTTTCGATGTCTTTTTCTGCTTTTTCTACACTTTTGTCAGCACGTAACAGTGCTGGCTCTAACGTGCTTAATTCTTTTTTAAGAGCCAAAATGGCGTTGTTATGTTCGTTCCAATTAGATAGATTTTCGTGTGCTTCTAATTCTGCTTCCACATCTAAATGTTCTAATTCTGTAATACCTTGTTGTAGTCTTGTACAGTCTTGTTCTTTTTTAGCAAGCCAAGCACGTTGCGTTTTTTGTAAACTTTCAATTGTTGAACTAATCTTTTCGTTTGCAGATTGAACAGCATCAATTTTAAGAGTTTCAGTTGTAATTTCTTCTTTAGTCTGTCTAACTTGCTCCTTAAGAGCGTCTGCC